CTTCTCCCGTGCGGTCGCCGCGATCAAAGCCGAGTTCTGGGGCACTCAGGCCACCGGCGAACTCGACTCGAAACGACACTCACCGGTCGCCGAGGACATAGCCCGCACGAAGGCTGAACTGATGTACGCCGAAGAGCCACGGTTCACGGTTGACGGCCCGCTGTGGGACGTTGACGGGCCGAACGACGCCGATGGCAACCCGGAATACATCAAGGGCGATCCGCGGCCTGAGACGGTCGCCGCACAAACTCGCCTCGATGAGCTCGTGGATAAGTCGAACCTGTACGCCACGCTGCTCGCCGGCGCCGAGTTGGGCGCCGCCCTCGGCTGCTACGGCCTGCGCGTCGCCGTCGATCAGGAGCGGATGCCTGACCGGCCGACGATCGCCGGCGTAGACGCGCTGCACCTCATCCCGGAATACTCGTGGGGCACGCTTGTGGCGGTCACGTTCTGGCGCGTTGTGCACTCCACCGACACAGAGCTCTGGCGACACCTAGAACGGCACGAGGGTGGAAAGGTCTTCCACGGACTGTATAAGGGCACCAGCGACAACCTCGGGATGGCACAGCCGCTCACCGACCTGACTGAGCTGGCAGACCTTGCCGTCGATGCTGATGGCGCTGTGACGCTCTCGGCCGCCAAATACCTCACCGGTGTGAGCATCCCCAACGCGCTGCCCGACCCGCTCGACCTCGAAAACAATGCTGGCCGATCAGACTTCACCCCGGCGGTGCGTGACCTGTTCAGCGCCGCGGATGAGTTCTATACCCGCCTAATGGAGTCTGTAGATGACGGACGTTCACGCCTTATCATTGCCGACTACTTGCTCAACTCGGCCGGTAAGGGGCAGGGCCTCACGTTCGACCGCGACGAACGCATGATGCGCCGTGTGAGTATGCCGCCTTCCGAAGACAGTTCGGGGAAACTCCCCATTGAGCAAATCGAATTCGACCTGAAAGTGGCCGAATACCTGCTGGGATTCGAGGCCATGCGGGAGAACGCGATCAAGGCCGCCGGCTACAACCCGCAGACGATGGGCGACAGCGGCGAAGTAGCGATGACGGCGACCGAGTACGCCGGCAAGAATAAGCGGTCGATGAGCACCCGCGGGAAGTCGATCCGGTATGCCCGGCCGTTGCTCGCGCAATTGCTTACGGCGTTGGTGTCCGTTGACGTGCAGGAGTTCAAGCCACGGGGCGCCGACGGCCGCGCGATCGTTGCCTACCCGGTGCGTGTTGAGTTCCCCCAGGCGATCCAGCCGACGATGACGGAGCTGGTCACGAACGCGAAGGCCCTGAAAGAGTCGGGCGGTTCGGCCGAGGAGGTCGTGCGCGCCACCTACCCGGGCAAGAGTGACGCTGAGGTGCGCGTGCTCGCCATGAAGCGCCTCGAAGAGTTGACACCGGTAGACCCGCTGAGTTTCGGCACGGCAGGGGCTGGACTGTGACCGCCGACGGAATGCCGTCCGACCGCAACGAAGAGCGGGCGATGCGCGCCGCCCTGGCAAAGGCTGCCAAGGCCCGGCAGTACGCCGAATTTGTACCAACGTCGTATGAAGAGCGCCGTTTTGAGGGGAAGGTGCGCGAGCCCCGCCGCACCCGACAGCCTGCCGCATAGTTGCGTGCGCAATCACCTAAGGGGTAGGGTGTGACTAAACCCCCGACGAAAGAGGAAACCATGGCACTCCAGCCTGAAAGCATCCACACCCTGAGCATCGAGCCCGGCGAAATCCGTAAGGGCGACCGCATCCGCCGAACCGTCATCATGGAGTACACGGCCAACGCCAGCGCCGCCCCCGACGTGACGGCCGAGCAGGGCCATACGTTCGAGCTGATCGAGCGCCCCGTGCCGCTGCCGACTAGGCCGGGATGGTACGTCGGATACGACAAGCTGGCAGGGCGACCGCTGCCGGTGCTTGTCGATTCAGCCGGGCGAATTCTGCACCCGATTGTTGGGGACCGGATCGGCAACCCTGAGAGGTTCGGCCCGTATACCTACCTGCGTGACGAGGCCGAGGTCGCGGCCGAGGCGCTGGGCGCCGTTCACTTCGACGTGAACACATACTCGGCACTCACGTTCAATCAAACGATCAAAGCGGTCGCCGCCCGCTATGGGGTAACCCTGTGACCGCCGTGCTCGACAGCCGCACCAGCCCTACGGCGTTCCCGCCGTTCGGCCTCCGATATCACATGGAGCCAAGCCGCCCCCCGTTCAACCGCCACGACCTCGACACCGTGCTACTGCCGGTCCAACTCAACCAGCTACTCGAATGGGTGCGCAACGACCACATAACGCACAAACTCGTATGGCCGATGTACTACTACGCTGAGGGCGATTGTGTGCACTACGCCAACCACGGAGACCTGAGCGAGCACGAAGAGGAAGACTACGAAGAGGACCTGGTCACGAAGGGCCTGCACCTCTACGGCGAAGACGGCTACCTGTGTACTGCGCAGCCCGGCGGGTTCGGCTGCCAGGAATGCGAATCAAGCGAGTGCGAGCGTGTTTGTGAGCTTGAGGACATGGTCACCGAGTTCTGGGAAACGATCGGACAGGGTTACCTAGCCGCATGATTACCCCCGAGCTCGGCGCCGAGTACGGGCAGAAGGTCGCCGAAATCTACCGGGATGCAGAGCTCCGCATCCTGGCCCGAATTTCGGCGGCCCTCGGCGTCGGCACCGACGCCCCCGACTGGAACGTGCGCGCACTCGCTCAAGTGCAACAGGTCCGAAAGATCACCCTGGAAGAGCTGCGTAAGGCCTCCCCCGAAGCCGCCGCAATGATCCGCGCATCACTCGCTGAGGCTTACGGGTTGGGCGGCCTCGCCGTGTTCGATGATGTGGGCGCCGCGCTGCCCCTGATCGAAGGTATGCCGCAAGCTCAGCGGGCCGCCGTGGGCGCTCTGGCGACGGAACTAACCACGGCGATCAACTCCGCCACCCCCGGCATTCTCCGGGCCGTAGACGATGTTTACCGGGAAGTAGTGGCCGACGCGATCGGTTCACGGCTGACCGGCGGCGAATTCCAGCGTGAGGCCGTTCAGCGATCCTTGCAACGATTCCTAGGCGACGGCATCAAGACTGTGCAGACCGGCCGCGGGCGCATGGGTATCGGTGATTACGTGCACATGGCCGTGAGGACCGGGACTGCGCGTGCATCCTTGCAGGGCCAGTTCGACACGATGAGCGCAAACGGGCTAGACCTCATTATCGTTTCGCCGGGGCCGCGTGCGTGCAGCATTTGCGACCGGTGGGCTCGGCTCATCCTGACAACCAACACGACGACGAAGCGCAAGCCGGACACGTCCCTGGCAACCGGGCGCGCCGTTGCTGTGCGCGTAGACGGCACACTGACCGAAGCGCGTTTAGCCGGCGTATTCCACCCCAACTGTTTCCCGTCATTTGTTCCGGTTGCCTCGCCTACGGGCATCGTCGGCGGGGATTCTCGATGGTTTGAGGGTGAGATCGTCGTCATCAACACAGCCGCCGGCCGCGAAATCACCGTTACCCCAAACCATCCGATACTGACGGCGGAAGGCTGGATCGAAGCAGGAGCGCTCCACGAAGGCAGCGATCTGGTCAGCTACGGCGGGGACAGTGGAGACGGTCAGGGGGTAGTTAGTGGTGCTCCAGATCATCAGTACGTTGAAACCCCCATCGGCGAGGTCTACGAGGCGCTGAGGCAGTCGAGCCATACCGCGACCACTCATGTGCCAGGTGCCGCCGAACAGTTCCACGGCGACGGCATTGTCGATTCCGAAGTCGAGATTGTACTTTCCGATCGCCTGCTGGGCGCGGAAGGGAATCCCACGAGCTTCAAGAGCGTGGCCCAGCATCGCCTCGCCCTCGCTAGCGCCGACGCCGGATCGTTCCTTGCCGAGCGCGCGGCGTTCGAGGTCAGCCTGAGTGCGCTTCATGCCGCGCACAGCGTCATGGGCGGCCACGGAGAGGGCGGCACGCTCGTCGGGGGTGGCCTGAGCCATGCGGAGGTACATGGAGTCGGAGCGCCCGCGGATGGGCACGCCGCGAGCCGTGAGTCTATTACTGATGATGGAGCGACTGACCCCGAGGGAGGCCGCAAGCTTCTTGCTGCTCTCGCCGGCCTGGTAACGCTCGATCAGGTTGTCAATATCGAGCGTCGTGTTTTTCGGGGCCATGTGTTCAATCTCCAAACGGGAAGTGGCTGGTATACGGCTAATTCCATTGTAGTGCACAACTGTCGGTGTTCGTCCAAGACCTACCTTCCTGGGATTACTCAGCCGGCCGAGCTCAAGCGCCCGGCGTGGGATGCCGAGGGTTATGCCGCTCAGGCTCGCCAGCGCCAGATTGAGCTGGGCATCCGGCAGGCGAAGACCTCGCAGGCTATCGCGCTGACGCCTGAGGGGCGCGCGCGGGCTGCTGCACGGGTGAAGGATGGGCAGGCGGTTATGCGGGCACATTTGGCCGAGAATACTTATCTGAAACGACAGTCGAGCCGGGAGCAGTTGCGCGGGTAACCACCCGTGGGGTATAGTAGAACTACACCCCGACGAAAGAGTGCCCAATGTTCCAGCTCACCGAAACCCCCGCCGACCAGATCAAAGCCGGCATGCTCGTGCACTGCTCATCCACCTTTGCCCCGAAACGTAACGCCTCGGTTGAATCTGCTGAGACGATCGACGGCACCGTGCACCTGGAGGTATCCGATGGATTCGGCCGCATGTTCCACGAAGAATTCGACGCCGATACCCTCGTGACTGTGCTCACCTAACACTCCGTATCATCCGGCCTCGGGCATCCGCTTGGGGCCGGCACTACCCCACGAAAGGGACACCATGACCGACACCAAACCAACCCCGTTCGAGGCCGCCCGCGATGCGCTGCTAGCCGTCCTCGGCAAGCATGTGCAGTCCGTCCGTAACGACAGGTGTGAATGCGGTTGGGTTCCAGACTATTCGCAGCCGCTCAGGGGGGATCAGCACCGGCTGCACGTAGCGGATATGATCGTTCAGGCTACCCGTTATGAACAGTCCGCCCGTGATGCCGCAGTCGATAGAATTGCCGCCCAGGTTTACGCCGAGGTAAACCGCAACGCCGGCCGCAAGGTACTGGCCCAGGTAATCCGAAAGGCATTCGAGGCGCAGAGCGGCAGCCTGCCGGACGAAGGCCCGGCGATCACGCTGGAGGGCACCTACGACCTTCTCGCCGTCGCTGATGCCGTTGCGGCCGCCGTGCACGCCGAACAGGAACAGACCGTGCGCCGGGTATTCGCACAGCGCAGGGTATTCGCGGAGCGCCTCACGATGGGCGATATAGCAGCCCGGTTCATGCACGAGCCTGCCGAACGCAGCATGTACCGGCGGCAGATACTCGGCGAGTGGCTGGAAAATGAGCCGACTAATCCTGACCCGTGGAGCCGCGAGGGGCGCAACTCGTGACCCCCGAAGAGTATGAGCGCTGGCTGGCCCGGCATCACGCAAAGGCAGCCCGCATCCTGGCCGAGTCGGCCCGCGCCGGCCTGCCGTTGCGTGGCGGGGACACGCTGGCCGACCTGCTCGAAAACCTCGCCGCGATCGCCGAACGCGAAGCGGGGCGCGAGTCGTGACGATCAACGAACCATCAACCAACCAGAAAGCACCCATCATATGAGCACCCCTAGTATCACCATCGACGGCGTCGTTTACGTGCCGGCCGCCAGTGTCGCCCCCGCAGAAATTCAGATCGTTTTGGGCCTGAATGGTTGGGTGTTTGTCGGCGCGGTGTCCGAAGAGCGCGACGATTTCGTGATCGCCAACACTCGAAGCGTGGCGCCAGAAGATGCCGCGCTGCCGGCCCTCGTCGCTGGCCCGGCCGTCGGCCTCGAAATTGGCACCGTACGCATTCCGAAGGCCAACGTCATCGCCCGGATCAACACGACACCGGGAGCCTGGGTCTAAGCCCGCGCCGCTGCACGAAGTACGGCCCCGGATTCTTGCGAATCACGGGGCCGTTTCATTCGGAACCACCAGGGAGGCAGTGAATCCGAAGCGTGCGCGTTCACCCGACGAAAGGGAACCAACATGGCTAGTATAGGGGGTGATTGCCCGGATAACTGCTGGGCACGAACCTAGGAGCCACATGCCTGACGCCGCTACCACCACGACCGCCCCGAGCCCCGCGGACGCCGCTGCCGCCGCTACCGCCGCCGCAGACCAGGCCGCAACTGACGCCGC